GTCATGCCGTAGAACATATCCCCGGCGGTTGCTGCCCCACTCAATACGGTGGCCCCGGCGTTGATCCACCCAGCTTTGGCTGCGTTCTTACCCTCCAGGCGTCTGGCCCCCGCTTGAGCTCTCATGCTCGCGGCTTGAGAGCCGTAGTTGTATCGTGCTTGTTGGGCGTTGTATTCGCCCTCACGTTGGATGCCGCTTACGATATTGAGCACATTCGGGTCGACAGTTCCCGCACCCGAAGCCCCTGCTATAGCCAAGGCCCTCGAAGCCATGAGGTCCGCTTCACGATGCGCCTTGATAGCCTCCTGCTGCCCGGCGGCTTCTTGCTGCTTGGCGTTAAAATCCAGCACCCTCGCTTCATATTTGGCCGCAGCTTTCTGTTGCCGCCCTGCCTGGATACTACTAAGCGCCGAGATCCCCGCGCCGCCAATGGCCAACATAGGCATCATTATCTGCGCCATGTCATTCTCTCCTATAAATCCCGTCTTTAACTTTCACAAATCCGAAGTGTTCGAGGAACCCAGCCGATGTCGGTTCGTTCTCGTCCTCAAGCGCGAACAATTCTCCTTGAATACTGTTCAGGTATTGTCTGGCGAAGCGTATGATCTCTCGTTTGTATTTGCGTCCAGCGGCTCGTATATCCGAGAATATGATCCGCTTCCCGCCCCAGGAATAAATACCCGTGATCGCGATAGGAGTGTCATCTTCCGTCACCGTTACCCCCCGAAAAGAGATCGGCACCCCCGCCCCGAAGAACACCGTCAGATCACTGTTATTCGAATTTCTAACCATCAATGTCATAGTCCCTCCACTTGTGCAATAGCGCCCAGTACCGTACACGGTCTAGGTGCCGTAGCTCTCAGATATAATACCGCATCGGTGCTATTAGCACCGTTTACTGGCAGCGGCTGTTTGTCGTAGTAATTCCATAGATAGCCTACCTCGGTTTCAGTACCGTCGTCAATAGTCGGTAACGTGTCGAGATAGTTCTCATCGGTTCCGTACTCCAGTCCATCTGCATCGGTGTCGACCAACAATAACGATACCTCCGAAACTCTCGTGTTCGGGCCCATTGCTGGTAAGCCGAATGTAGAGAAGCCCAGCTTATTGCTCACGAACATCGCGTAATAAGACAACCCTACGCAAGCCTGCTCGACCTCCTCCGATAGATAAACAACTCCAGAGCTCACAAGATATTCACCGAGGTCCTTACTATTCCCCCAGGCGACTACTGTCTGCCCCTCAAGATGGTCCAACCCGGCTATTATATTCGTCAGACCCCCGTCATAGGTGACAAAAGAATCCGCGAGCTTACATGTCGCGCCACCCCGTGCCTCCGTCATCTTCGCGGATTTCTCCAGGTATCGAACTACCGTGTCGTCGATAACCCGCACTACAGAGAAATAAACTAAATCCTCCCCACAGGCACCGGGTAGTACGACTACATCCTCAACAATGCCCCTTGTTTCCATAGTCCAGAAGGCCTTCACCTCCTCCGCTTTGTCGAACGTTACTACAACCACACGCCCATCACAGGTGAGTAGGTACAAGCGGGTTTCTGGTCTACGTTGCACGGCTGTTCTAACGATTTTCGGGTAGCATAAATCCGGAACCATTACTGTAAGTTCGTTGACTTCGAAATTCTCTGAGGAGGCCAATACCTGAAACACCCGTTGCCCGACACGATCTGCGAAGAACGCTATCTCGTCCACCTTCATCGGATCGACTGCCGAGGTTCCGTTCGTGCTGCCTTCCTTCAAGTTGAAGTTGGAAGGAGTCAAAGGCTCGTCTATAGAATTCGACCGCGCCAGGATCTCCGCTGCCTGCGCCCCTACCAATAGCTGCCTCGAAGCCAGAAGCCAATTGATAGAATCAACTGGGCCTGCTCCAATACTTCGTGATATCGGCTCCGCGTCGCCCTCATTCAAGTCGGTGAAGCTGTAGTAATCGTTGACTGCAGAGCCCCATATTTTGTCCTTGCCTGCCCAGTATAAACGGGATTGGTACAGCGCTACTGCTGACGGGTACCCACGCCTATCGGACCACGCGCTCTCAGACCAGTCATCTGTCGCCGTAGCCTCGCCGAAGTCCTCAAGCACGACCGCGGTAACCACTGTCGGGCTTGTGTACGCAGTCACACGGGCCACTCCGGTAATCGAGCCCGTCGAGAATGTGATCGTCATGTCAATACTGCCGGCGGTATACGCACTCAGGGTCAATCTGTAGTAGACCACCTGATTGTCTAGTGCGTCGTTATACGTAGTAGTCACATCTGCGGTCCACGACTGCACAACAGTCCAGGAACCCTCTTCCCCGATTGACTGCTCCAAGTCGACGGTCCCCGTAAAACCGGTTCCCACCAGTGTTATGGTTATCGTCCGCCCCGCCTCTATGCCGAATACCCGTACCGAGTTCGATGACGTGGGGGCTGCTGCAGCGTTGTCCTCAAACACCGTTTGTCCCTTAGAGGTCAACCGGTAGAGAGATCCTACGTTGGTCTCTTTGAATATCCCTTTGGAAGCGGTGAGCGTGATAGTAGGTGCCGCTGCGGATGAACTTATAGCCGATGGTGTGATAGTCGTACCCGTAGTGTTCGGGACCCTGAAGGGCCCGTCCTCTGTCAAGTAATAGACTACAGACCACGATCGGGTGCTGCGCCTTTCGATCTTTACGTGCTGACGTGTCGTACCCCTCGCAATGAAAAGTATGTCACCAGACTGTGCATACCGCAGTTCGTCCAACGTTTCCTCGGGCAAGAGCCCTGTCGCGATAGACAATACTCCGGCGCTCTCTATGGCAACGGAATCGATGAGGCAATACACTGTTCTCCGGTTTATCAGGTGCACGAAAGCCGATGCGCCCGTAGGGGTGAACGTCAGGGAGTGAACCCCCGGCCCCAATTCGGTTTCGGTAATGTAATCATCCAGGTCGGTAGTACTGCCAACGCGCAGCAGGCACGAGCCCGTCGTAACATTTATCCGGATTGCGTGTTCCATGTTCTGGTCCCCGGCTGCGATTGTCAGCGTCTGGGAGCGTTTAGCCCCATTCGCGCCACCACCGGTGAGCCGCATGTACCCGCCCGTATACCAATCCGATATTGCGTCGACGCCCTCATCGTTGTCGGTCCAATCCGTCAGGGCCGTGGCAAAAGTGCCATTTGAGAAAGCAGTCGCCACCGAGGGGCGTGTCACCAGTTCGTCATCTACCCAGAACCGGAGCGCCTCGTCCGTTACCTCGATTAACGCCGTATCCGTCAGTGAGAACACAAATGGTATATAACGGATTGCCCCGATCTCCGTAGCGGCGGCCCCTATGTACTCCCACCCCGGGCGTAACGTCATCGCTCCGAGTGTTTGCGGAACCCAGTTCATCTGCTCTTCAGCAGACATGGCGATGCGTTTTACATCCCCCCGGGCCTTTGCCTTCTTATCAACGATACCGCGGTTGAACGCGATCTGGTAATCTTTAGCTGCCATATAGTGAACTATTAGATTGCCGGAATTGCCTGTTACCTACACGAGCAGAAGACCACCGTCCTGGAGGCAGAAACTGAGTCGGCCCCAGGACAGCATCTTTTGCCAAGGCATTGAGTTTTGCTCTCTCCACCTTGTCCTCTACGTCGGTCTCCTTGTCGGGTTGTAGGCGGCGTGAGACTTTATGCGCCAGATACAGCGCCACATAATCTGCGAATGTCTGAGGCCATAACGTAAGATCCAGCCCCAGTGTGGTAGCGTTCGAGACGTACTCAACGTATAACGTCTCCTCTTCCGCGTACCAGTAGCCACCCCTATCTGCATATCGAGATAGCGGTGAATTGAAGTATTCGTCGGTTGCTATTTGGTTTGCTCGAACGTAATCGGTAGGTTTAGCGAATGCGTTCGTGTACCCGAAGGTGGGTATCTCTGTGAGTGATGGCGTGAGTGCTGCTACTTTCGAGGCGAACTTCCAGTGTCCTGTTTCTAGGCAAGTAGCCACCGCGCTATCGTAGATCTCATTGAGTACTCTACTCGGCTCGTCATTCGGTGTCGTGACCTGTGCTGCCGTCACGATACGCAGACCCAGCGCTGCAAGTGCTTCGTTCCAGATACCCAGCTTCGTGGCCATTGCTTACCCCGTCATTTGGTTGGTTTCGTACTCAGCGATCCAGACTGCCGCGTCCTTCTTCGAGGGCAGATTTTCCGCTATTATAGCACCATCTTTGGCTCGTTGGACACACCACTTTCTACTGTTACGCCACACCGGGGTGAAGTCCGCGCCGTTGGGCATCGGCATCTCGTCCGCCAGATCCACGTAATTCAATAGTTTCACACGGATGTCGAAGTGCCCCACCCAGGTAACTATCAACTGCGCGAAAAACGCCATGTCCTCGGGTACTACATCGATAATCGACCCCGGAGTTACCTTGCGTGCTATATGGGTCCAATAGCTGTTATTCAGAATGTCTTCCTTTGTAGTGCCTTCCACAGGTGTCGCCGCGTAATGCGGGCGTTGGTATGCTGCTTCTTTAAGCTGGTTTGGCAGTAGTTTCATTTCCGGCATGTGATTCTCCTAAAAATATAAGGGGTTGCGGTGACACCACAACCCCTCAATTCTGTCACCTATTCGGTGCTCAGTCAAGCTTAGTCGGCGTTAGCCTTCTCGCAGATAGCGGTGCCATCAGATAAGTCGACTGCCCCTGGGTAAGTAGCACTTACCGTAATAACTCGGTGCATAGACAGATCACCGTCGGTCTGTGTGTCTTGATGCCAGACGTAATCGCCAACTCGCAAACCCTTACTACCACCATCGGTAATAAACCCCGAGGTATTAGCTGCGGCCAGTGCATCAGCGGATTCGTGGTACCACAAACGAGGGCCGGAGCCACCGAGTGCGGCGGTTGTTAAACAGATCAGAGGATCAGTAGTTGCGTATGCCATGTTAAATGCTCCTATTCAATGTCAGGATTACTGGGCTGCGTAGCCAGAACCGTCGTGATTAATAATAACCGCGCCTTCTGCCTGCAGAAGTTTCGCACCCATGTAAGCGCTGCAACGAGCCCAAGAGTAGTTGTTCTCGCCGTTGTAGCCTACTTCTGACTGGACACCGGCCCGGTCAATAGCATGGCCCATTGCGGATTTGTGGAACATGAAACATTTCTCTGCGCTCGTGCCTTTACCAGGCAGGTTCGGGTGCACGATCCAGTTCACGTTCGCCCAGCGGAACATTGTCAAGCTGTTCGTAAACGGCTTGTTGTTCACGTAGTCGACGTTGGTGAACTCTTTGGTCTGCATCAAATACGCCCAGAAAGCTGGGGTAATCAGGGCACTGATATTGCCATCCAGAGGCACCGCGTTGTTGCCGAGGATAGTCAGAGCATACATGGCCAGATCCAGCGATGCCTGTGCTGTAGCACCGGTATCCTGTGTCACGCTACCACCGTTCAGTTCGTTGATGATGTCAGCGTCGATACGACGGTTCATCACGGCCATAGAGGTGTACTGCATGATTTGGCGCTGATTGCCTTGTGAGGCGAAGATGTTGAAATTGGTCTTGACAGGTTTGTCATGCCATTCAACAAGTGTCGCAGTGTTCTGGTTCAAGTTGTCTGCACGACCTGGAATCAAACCATTCAGGCCACGAGTAACAGCGGAAGCGTCACCTGAATCGGCTACCAGGAACACAGCCTGATTTCCGCTAATAACGGCTTCGGTAGTTACGGTGTCTCTTACGAGGGATTGGGTTTGTTCAAAACCGGCGATAAACTCTTGTCGGTATTGAATCTGAAATGCGGATTCAGCCATTTTTGGCACTCCTATAAAATATGATAAAGTAAATTAATACTCGATCAAGTCTCAGGGGTGCCTCTCAGCTTGGCTCCGGGCCTCTTGCGAGGGGTGTCGGAAGGAGCCTACACAGGGCCTTCACTTAATACTAGGGCGAACTTACCACATGTGTGGCGTAATTGCAACAAAAAAACACCACCGATTGTGTCGGTGGTGAAATGCTCTCAACAAGCAAGGAAAGTACATGAATGAGCGTAGTCTACCTCATCTTTTCGCATCTTGCAAGACCGATGTTAATTCACGGAACCGAGCCTGCATCTTTTCAGACTTCGGTCCTTTCCAGTATTCGGAATTGGAATCGCCCATTAGCTTCTGAATATCGGCCATCTCGTCCTCTATCTGGCTCACAGCCATGCTACGATTGCCGTCCGTCAGAGTCGCCGTTGGGTTAATTTTACGTGCCAGGTTGTTCAGCCACACCAGCACTTCCGGATTGTTTGCCAATGCGGAACCATCCGGTAGACGTGCGCCCTGAACAAGATCGCTCACGCCTGGAGGGGCCTCATTCAATAGGTTCAGGATCATGTTACGGTTTCGGGCGAATTCCCCGCCCCATACTTCAGGGCTTCTTAGAGTCTCCATCGTGGCCTCGTATTGCCGGTTATCCTCGTCTATCCGTTCGGATACCGATTGCTCCTGTAACTGTAAATGCTGTGCGATGATGTCATTCACAACATCGTTCGGCAAGTTATGTTTATGCGCCACCTGCATGAAACTCTCGGCTATCGGGCGGTCATTGTCCCCGAGAATCAGCCCGTCGGGTAGCGCGATGTCGTACCCTGTAGGGTCATCTGGCACCCCGTTTGCTTTTCTATATTCTGCGATCTCTTCCGGTGTTGCGTCCTTACCAGGCTTGGAGTTCGCTTTAATTGAACTTAACTTATTCTGAGCCTCATACCCGGCCTTGATATAATCGTCTAGCGTGCTGTAACGAGACAACCGTTTGAGTAACTTATCGTCCCCGTTCGAGAGTCGGGTTCGCATGGCGTCCCAGTCCTCGTGTCCTCCAGCAGCAGCCCCGTCCTTATCGCCTCCTGTAGCCCCTTGTCCGGAGTCATTGCTATTCGTATTAGTTCCTGCCGCCTCATCTGCTGGAGGCGTCGTGATTGTTGCTGGCGCAGCATCTGTCGTTTTCGCATCTGGCGTATTCTCCGTATTAAGAATAGTTGCTCCGTTTCCTTCAGTTCCTGCCATTTTCAGTCCTCCTGGTTAGTCTTGGAAAAAGCCTGTGGCCTCAACGCCATCAGTTTGCGTACCTGTAGGCCCACGAAACGCCTACCTGATACGAATACATGCTCCCTTTCAATGGGGCGATAATCTACCTCATCCGTACCGGCTGCCCGGTACACGATCCAATCGATCGCCCGCTTCTGTTGCTCCGGTGTTGCGGTTCCTG